ATTCTAGATCCTGGATCATGGTCACTTGATAACTTTGGAGAACAATTAATAGCAACTATTAAAGATGGTAAAACATTTGTGTGGAATCCTGGTGTATCAAATCCATTAGAACAAAGAGCAACGATAATGACAGGTGCTCCAACAGCAACAAGATTAACAATTACTTCTGATAGAGATAGACACGTAGTGCACTTTGGAACTGAAACAACAATTGGAGATAACACAACACAAGATCCAATGTTTATTAGATTTAGTGATCAAGAAAATTATAATGTGTATCAACCAACATCAGTAAACACTGCAGGTACATTTAGACTGGACACCGGAAACAAAATCGTAGCAGCAGTATCTGGTAAAGACTACAATTTAATTTTAACAGATCAAGCAGCATACACAATGCAGTTTGTAGGACCACCATTTACATTTTCTATAAGACAGGTAGGTTCTAACTGTGGATGTATCGGCCAACACGCAACTGTATATGCAGATGGTAAAGTATTTTGGATGGGAGCAGGTGGAGGCTTCTTTGTATTTGATGGTACCGTTAAATTACTTCCATCACTTGTTGAAGATTTTGTATTCACGACTACCGGATCAAATGAAGGAATAAATTATTCATCTAATGAAATTATATACGGTTCACATAACTCTTTATTTAATGAGATAGTTTGGTTCTATCCAGCAGGTACACCCTCGGGAAATCCAGCGGTTCAAAACAACAGAGCTGTAGTTTATAATTATGTAGAAAATACTTGGTCTACTATGACACTTGCTAGAAGTTCTTATGCAGATGCAAGTACATACGATGTGCCTTACGCAACAGAATACAACTCAACAAGTATACCAACAATTTCAAATATAAGTGGAGCAACAAATACTTTTGGTTCAACTACTTACTATGCTCATGAAGTAGGTAACAATGAAATAGCTTTAAACGGCGCAGAAACTGCAATACCTGCATACATACAATCAGGAGATTTTGATCTACCTACTGAAGGTGATGGTCAGTACATGTTAAGAGTTAGTAGGTTTTTGCCAGATTTTAAAAATTTACAAGGAAATGCAATAGTAACTATATTTTTAAAAAATTTTCCTATCGACTCTGGAACTTCTTCACAATTAGGACCTTTTACTATAAACTCTACTACAGATAAAATTGATACAAGAGCTAGAGGAAGACTTGCAAATATTAAAATACAAAACACAGCAGTAAATGAAACTTGGAGGTTTGGAACCTTTAGAGCTGATGTTAACCCAGATGGAAGAAGATAATGGAACCAGATTTATTAATACCAGGAGAACAATCACAACCAATGGGAATAGCTCCTTTAGTTGATCAAGGAATGACCTTACCAGACTTTAGAACTGTAGGAGGTAATATAATTAAAAATATTGCTCTAAATAAAATAGGACAAAAGATTGGGTTAGAAAATTTAGGGTCAACTATGTTAGGAACCTCAGTAAGTCCTTTAGTTGGTATTTCTGCATTAGTTGGTAGATCGGGATTAATATCAAATTACTTAGAAAATAAAAGAATGCAAAAACAAGTTATGTCTAATCAAAGAAGAAACGATATACAACAAATTCAACAAAGATTAAATAACCAAGGGCCTTCTGAAGGGGATAGAGGAAGAGGAGATAGACCTGGGGGAGCAAATCAAAGCGCAGCGAGTAGTCCAGGCAGAAGTGGTTTTGATTCATCAGAAAGAGGAGGAGCATTGCATGGCTAAGATTAATGTATATGTACCTGAGCCACCTGCAGAATATACCACAGAAGGCTTTAGACAAATTAACCAAGCATTAGCTACTGTTGAAAATCAATTAAATACTTCTTATCAACAGGACTTGAAAAACGAACAAGATTCGTTTAATTACTTTATGCAATGACAATAAGATATAAAAGCGAAACATTTAATCTAACAACAACTAACGTTACACCTATTCTGACGTGTCCTAGTGATGCAACCATTATAGTTAAAAGTTTACAAGCAGTTCATGATACTGCAAGTAATGTTGATACTCATGCATTAGTGACTAAATCAGGTGGATCAGCTGTAAAAATTTCTTATGAAGAATTAAACAAAGCAACTGCAAATATGGTTAAAAGTTCTTTAAATCTAGAAGCAAGCGATGTTTTATCAATGCAGGCGGGATCGGCTAATGAAATTACAGGTATTGTTAGCTATGCTTTAATAGATCGTTCACAGGAAAATGGCTAGAAAATTTAAAGATTTTGTTGAAAGAGATAAACCTAGGAAAAGACCTAGAAGACATGTTAAAAGCGCTAATAAAAAAAAGAAGTTGCAACACAATAAAAAATACAATAGACAAGGACGTAGACAAAAATGAGTGATATAATTAAAATACCAGCAGAAGCAAAAGAAATTGTTAAACATAAAAGGACTGGTAAAGTATATGCTAGTAAAGATGATTTTGATGCTGATGTTGCTGATCCCAATACTGACACTACTGTGGATGACTTTAGACAAGACCTTGAAATTAAAGTTACTAAAGTTACTATGGGCGCTGCCACCAAAAAATAATGCAACCTCGAGGAGCAACAGAAATCCAAATGGAGATGCTCCATAAGTATGTTTCAAAAGATTTATTAGACCAAGTACAGATTTGCACATCAATACCAGGAAAAGTACCCTTAGACCCAGATAAATTAAACATTCTTTGGCAAAAGAATTCTTGGGATCAACCTAACCTACAAAAATTTTTTAAAGATAAGGAAAGACACGAAGAGTATGATTGGTATGTATTTAATAGTCATTGGAACTATGAGAAATTCAGATATGCTTTTGATATACCCACTGAAAGATCAGTAGTAATTAAAAACGGTATAGATAATTTTCCAATAAGAAAGAAATACAAAAGAGGAAGTCCTATAAAACTTATACATCATTGCACACCTTGGAGAGGTTTAAATGTTTTGTTACGTGCTATGCAAGAAATTGAAAACCCTAATATAAAATTAGATGTGTATAGTTCATGTAAAGTTTATGGATCTGAATTTGAAAAGAACACTGAAAAAGATTTTGAAGCGCTATATGAACAAGCTAAAAAATTACCTAATGTAAATTACATTGGTTATAAACCCCATGAATATATAAAAGAAATGATGCCTAGTTATGATATGTTTGTATACCCAAGTATATTTGAAGAAACATCATGTGCATCGGCACTTGAAGCATTAGCTTCTGGTGTACATGTTATTACTAATAACTTTGGAGCTTTGTATGAAACATGTGCAGAGTGGCCTGTATACATTAATTACTCAACAAATTATGAACAAATGGCACAAGATACTGCAGGAGCAATTAATATAGCAGCTGACTATCTACATGAAAGTTTTATGCAAGACCACCTGGAGGAGCAACAAAAGTTTTACAAAAGATTTTATAACTGGGATAAAAAAGGAATTGAATGGACAAACTTTCTGAAAGGAGCTTTGAATGAAAGAAACAGTAAATGAGGACACTTACCAAACTTTAAAAGAAGTTAAAGTAACCCCATACGAAAAAGCCACTCTTCCTATGTGGAAACCGGATACCGGACAAAAAGAAACAAAGAAAGTAATTAAATCAAAATATAGTCTAATGATTTGTACACCTTGTCATAGTGATGTAACTATGCATTACACACAAGCTCTATTAGAATTACAACAACTTTGTATTAAAAAAGGAATTAGAATTACATTTACTTTATTAAAATCATCTTTGGTAACACAAGGAAGAAACTTATGTACTTCAGCTTTTTTGGAATCAAGTTGTACACATATGTTATTTGTAGATTCAGATATATATTTCAGAGCAGAAACTATTATTAAAATATTAGATCTAGATAAAGAATTAATCTCTATTCCTTATCCTCTTAAAACAATGATGTGGGATAAGCTTTATCAAAAATGGAATAATGGTGAAGTAAAAAACCCTGGAGACATACATAGATGGTTAAATACTTATCCTATGAAAGTAGAGAATCCTGATAATATAAAATTAGATAATGGTGTTATGGAAGTAACTCATAGTCCTACAGGATGTATGTTAATAAAAAGATCAGTGTTTGACAAAATGATAGAAAAGTATCCAGATAAAAACATAGTTCAAAAGACAGTGATAAACGGTGAGTATGTAGATAGACCTCATTTGTGGAACTTTTTTGATTGCATACACGACCCTGAGACTAAGACTTATTTAGGTGAAGATTTTTCATTTTGTAAACTATGGAAAGACATCGGGGGTAAATGCTACGTCTACATCAATGACCCTATTATACATGTGGGAGAACATCAATATGAGGGTTGTTTCAGAGACGAGTTGAAACTGTCTAAGTAAAATGGTATTATTCAATACTTAAGATCTTAAAAGGAGAATTTAATAAATGCTACAGTTTTTACCCTACGCAATGGCCGCTTACGGTGGTTACAAAGGATACAAAGGAGCAAAAGATTCAGGAGCATCTGGGATAAAAAGATTATTAGGTGGAGTAACAGGTGCAGTAGCAGGCTACTATGGTGGTAAGGGTGTTTTATCTGGAGGTTCTGCTTTAGGTGTGCCAGGATTTAGTGCAGCACAATCTGCATTTACACCGTTTACACAAGCTGTTCAAGGTTTACCTTTTGCTGGATCAAGCTTTTCAGGAACGCCAAACCCAAAAAATTTAGGTGTAGATAAATTTGGTAACATGGTTCCTAACCCAAATTATAATGCTCCAACTGAAGGTGGAAACCTTTTAGATATTTTAAAAAATAAAGAAACCGGTAAATACAGTCCAGGAAAAGTTTCAACTGCAATAGCTGCAGCTAGTTATTTAGGAGGTGCTTTTGATCAAGGGCCAACGGATATTTACACACCAGGATACAACATGAGTTATTTAGACTTACAAGCTAATAGACCTGGTTACACTTACATCGACCCAACTACAGGTGAAGAAAAAGCATACGAAAAAGTTTACGCACCCGAAGAACAAGGAAGAGGTGATCCAAGAATGGGTCCTTATTCTATGAACGTTCAAAGATTAAGAGTAGGTGGCATAGCACAAATTAAAAAATTTAATGAAGGTGGTGTAAACTATCTTCCATCAAAACTTTCTCATGACGAAAACGATGCAAACAATTATGTTAGAGCATCAGGTTATGTTGAAGACGGAGAAGGCGTAGGAGACAAAGACGAGGATACAATGTTAGCTCAATTAGCAGACGGAGAGTTTGTAACAAGAGCAGATGGAGTATTAGGTGCTGGAATCATAGCTGGAGCTAATCCAAATAGCATGAAAGACATGCGAGAAAAAGGTGCCCAATATTTCTATGAACAACAAAAAAGATACAAACGTGTATTTGATTTATTACAGGATAGAAATGGCAACAGCGAACAAAAAACAAATTAAACCTCTAGTAAGTATTCTACCATTAGAGCCTAAAGACATAGAAAGGTTTTGGCCTTTAGCAGAATTTATGGTTGCAGAAGCTTTAGCTTTTTCTGGTAAATATGCAGACTCTGCTTGGGTTATGGATGAATTAAAAAAAGATACTATGCAATGTTGGATCATGTTTGGTTCAGATGAATTCGAAGAAAATAAAGTTTTTGGTATTTGTGTTGGTAGAATTGGTGTTATGCCAAATTATAATCAATATGAAATTGTTATTTGTACAGGTAAAAGAAGAGAATTATGGGAAGATAACCTTATTAAAGGAGTAACTGATTTTGCTACTGTTAACAAATGCAAAAGATTAAGTATAATGGCCAGACCTGGATGGGAAAAAATTTCTAAAAAATGGGGATGGAAAAAGAAACACGTGCAACTAGAGAAATGGATTTAATATGAGTTTTTTTGGAGGAGGAGGAGGACAACAGTCGGCACCACCGACTACTCAAACACAAATTGTTAGAGAAGCACCAGGTATAGAGGAAAGAAAATTAGAATTGATGGACATTGCGCGTCAAGTAGCGCAAAAACCTATCGACCTACCAGACTATCAAGTAGCAGGATTAGGTGCTCTAGAACAACAAGGTATTCAAGCTGCAGGAACTACAGGTATTGGTGCACCTACTGTTCAACAAGGTATAAGTCAAGTACAACAGGCAGCGGCACCTATTGGTGCACAACAAATCTCACAATACTTAAACCCATACCAATCTTATGTGACCGGTGAAATTGCAAGACAAGGACAAATAATGCAAAATCAATTGGGATCTCAAGCGATAAGTGCAGGAGCTTTTGGTGGTGGTAGAGAAGGTGTACAACAAGCAGAGCTTCAAGGAAGACAATTGTCTGCAATGGGCCAAGCACAAGCACAAGGATTTAATACAGCTTTATCAGCTGCACAAAACCAACAAAGAGTTGGATTACAAAGTGGTCAACTTTTAGGTCAACTAGGTGCAGGTCAACAACAAATGGCTCAATCAGATTTAAATCAATTAATGGCTGCAGGAGGTGTTCAAAGACAATTAGCTCAAGCAACTCTTGATGCACAAAGACAATCTACATTACAACAACAATACGAACCATACCAAAGAGCTGAGTTCTTATCTAACTTGTATGCTGCGGGGCCTAAGTCATCTTCTCAAGTTACAATGGGTACACAACCTACAACTAGTCCACTAGCTCAAGCTGTTGGTACTGGTATAGGAGCATTCACAGCGTTTCAAGGTATGAAACCAACTGGACAGGCATAGGAGTTTACATGTCACTTAACAAAGTTTTAAACAGACCTATGTTTAGGAAAGAGGCACTAAGAAAGGGTGTGCTTAAAACTATTAATGCAAACACAGGTATAATGGTTGGATCACCATATACTGCAGCACCTGTTCCAGCTTTAAGAAAACCACCTACTTTTATGGAAAGAATGTCAGTCAGTGGACCAGTAAGAGGTGCAAAAAATTTAGTTAAAGGAGGGGTTCAGATACCTGGAGTTCTTGGTTATTATGCAGGTGATAAAGTTGCGCAAGGTTTAGGTATAGAAGATCCTGTTGGAAGAACAGCGTTTGGATTAGGTGGAGGTTATGCTGCTACAAGAGCGTTACCTGCTTTAGCGGGTATTGGTTTTCTTCCAAGTACAATTGGTTTAGCAGGAATATATGGATTAAAAAATAGAGTAGACGCAGGTGTAGAATTAAGAAAAAAAATTAACGCAATGTCTCCTGCAGAAAGAAAAGCCTTTGAAATAGAACAAAGAAACAAAGCATTTAGTTATATGGGAGAGGGTGTAACAGACGAAGAATTATTTGGTAAGTTTGTACCAAAAGCACCTAAAGAATTTGACACAAGAAAATCAGCTGCACCTAAAGAAGGACCGGGTTCGGGAAGACCTTCTGGATTTGGAAAAAATTCAAAAACATTAAAAGCGGAAGGCGACCCACTGCTACAGGACAACGTAGCTAATTCAGAGGACATAGCAGATTTAGATGCAGTGCAAGAAAATGCTGTAAACATAGACAGTACAGGAATGCCACCAGGGCCTCCAGGTAGTACAGACACTTTACCTACTAAAGTAGTAGATAAGGATATGCCTGAAGCTGAAAAGAAAAATATTGAAACAGAAAATAAAAAACAAGGCGATAATGAAATTGCTT